TTTGAATACTAACTCTTTTAAATGTTCTTGGTATAATAAACGCAATACAAGTTGCAAATTCAGCACTTTTATTAAAAAATTTCACTGCCAAGGATGATACTCTACCAAAAGGGGGATTGCCAAAAACTAAATATTTTTTATCTTTTTCTGGTTTATAATCAAAAAAATTCATTTTAATAATATCTTTTTCTTTTGGTTCTATATCTATTCCTATTTTTTTAGTATTATCCATTATATTAAAAAATGACCCTGAACCTGCACTTGGTTCTAAATGTTTATCAAATTTATTTAAATCAATTATATCATTTAGTTTATTATAACATTTTAATGCTATATCTTTATTTGTATAAAACTGGTCTAATCCATTTTCATTTTGTTCCATTGTATCTATATTAACACTTTTTTATTTAAAATCAATTTATAATATATTAATTGACATATTATTTTTATATATATTGATTATTATTTTTGATAATATATATATTTTATAGATGACTAATATATTTTTTTATGTATATTAATTATTTTATATATATTGATTATTTTATTTTTATGTATAATTATTTTTTTTATTTTATTTTAATTATTTTTTTTATTTTATTATTTTTATAAAGATGTCATGTATTTTAAATATCCTATAATATGAAATTTTCTTTTGTGTGCGCGCACATTTTTCTAATTTTCACTTTGCTTAATTGAGTTCATTTTGCTTAATCCACTTTTTTTTTGAAAATTTATTTTACATTTTATTACCTAAAAATACCTTTTTTTATTAAAAAATAAACAAAATTTTCATTTTGCTTAATTGAAGTCATTTTGCTTAATTGCTTAACTTGCTTAATCAAAAAATAATCTTGTCATTTTTTATATAAAAATATTGCTATTTGTAAGTAAAATTTGTATAAAACAAATATAAAAAAAATATGGATTAAGCAACCTAATCATTTTGTATCATTTTGTATCATTTTGTATCATTTTGTATCATTTTGTATCCCTAATATATTTTTTTGTAGGTTTCCATTTCTCCACAATAAAGCCATTATATAAATTTTATGAGGATTTTAAATGACACTATTCCATTTTTTTTAAATTGATTATAATTAAATAAAAAATTGAATATAAATATAATATCTTATTATAATCGTAACTAAAATGACTACTCAAAATATAATAATTTCAGATTTATCAAAACTTGTTAAACAAATGAAAATAAAAGATATTAACAATAAAAAAAAAATCTTACAACAAATTGAAACCGAAAAAACATTAACAGGAAAATGCATATTAGGTCGTAATTATTTAACTCCACAGTCTACAGACTTCGAAATTCTATGTAAAAAAGATTTAAAAATTGGCAAATCGCTAAATTTAACAAGTGGTGATGGTCATAAAAATGGTAATAATTATGAAATAAAGTCGTCAATCCATGCTAAAAAATCAAAGTTAAATTTTGTTCAAATAAGACCAGATCATAATATAGATTATTACATTTTAGTAGCATATAATATGTATGAAAATAATACTATTGGTAAAGGACATATTTTCAAAATTCCATCAAAAATTATGTATGACTTTATTGTTCGTTATGGAAACTATGCTCATGGGACATGTGTTAAATTAGGCAAAATTACACAATATAATATTAAAAATAGAAATTGTGAATATTCGCTAAGATGTGATCCAAATGCAAAAAAAGGTAAATATATTAAACTATGGAATGAACTTATAAAATATGAAGTTGAATACAATCCTGATAATTTTTAACCAAATTTTAATTTATATAAATATATTAACTCTTGTTGTCCAAGACTATCTTGTCTTACAGTATCTTTTGATATAGAGTAGTCTAATTGTCTAAATCTATTTTTAAGTAGTTCTATATTAATATTTGATTTTAACCAATGCCAACTTTTTGGTCGTAGTAATTTTAATTTTGTATCAATTATTTTTCCACAATTTCCCCCATATGCCTTTATTACAAAATCACAATTTTTTGGAGGTGTTGGTTGATTATTTTTATCTTTTGGACCATGTTTTAAAAATTTAAAATCATTATGGGTTTTATCATATATAATTTTTTTTCTTTTTATTTTTTCTTTTATCCAAATTTGAAAACAACATTTTGCTGTCATATTAGGTGTAAAACAACAAGGAGTAATTGGGAGGTCTTCATTATATATTAATTTGAAATATAAATTTAATTTATTTTGAATACTAACTCTTTTAAATGTTCTTGGTATAATAAACGCAATACAAGTTGCAAATTCAGCACTTTTATTAAAAAATTTCACTGCCAAGGATGATACTCTACCAAAAGGGGGATTGCCAA